GATGTTATCGTAATTTGGTTCGGTAGCGATTTTATCAATACGTTCTAATTCAACATTCATTATAACATTTACGGCTTTTTTGCCGTGATCGTCTAATCTTCTATAATCAGATACTAATTTTTTTTCTACTAAAGAATACGTATCTTGTTTAAGGTTTTTTATATCATCTTGATATAGATAATTAGCGTCGCAATTTAATGCAGAGAATAATTTATACATTATTTCGGGTTTTGGAATACTTACTTCTTTTTCATAATTAGCGATAGCACCTTTAGTAACATTGATACTCTTTGCTAATTCTTCTTGGGTTAAATTCATACCCGTGCGAAGTTCTTTTATTCTTGTACCTATACTCATTTCGCTCCCTCCTTTAATACTAATATACACTAAAAATCTTTTCTTGTCAAGAAAAAAGTATAAGAAATTTGAGAAAAAAGACTTGATAATATAAGAAACTTGTGTTAAAGCATAATTAGTCAAAGAAACTTGAACATAAATCAAAGGGGGTGATAAAATATGGATACAATAAGGCAAAACCTACGTTTTATACTTAACGAAAAAGGTATTAAACAGAAAAGTTTGGCACAAAAAGCCGATATTCCCGAAAAAACATTAAGTGCTATGTTGAATGGGCGTAGAGAAATACATCATAATGAAATAATTAGTATATGTAATGCTCTAAGCATTACTCCAAATGATTTATATGGTGTACAAAAATCGGCATAAACGAAAGGGAGTGAGGGAATGAACATTTACAAAGCAGTTAATAAAGCAAGAAAACATAAACGTTTTATAACACGAAAAAAATACATAAGAACGATGTTGGCTAGTGTAAAGATAAAACCGACAGACAGTGCAGAATGTTGTATAGTATTCAAGAACAACAAGTCCTCTGTAAGTCGTTGGAATCCGTCCGCAGAGGACTTAGCTGCAAAAGATTGGATTATAGTAGATTAAATGAAAGGTATCATAGATTTAATCTTAGCGATATAGTCCATAACGGTATCTACATTGTTTTTAAAGCGATTTTCCATATAAATTATAGCTTTGTCGCTAAGCACAGATTCATATACAATATCATCGGCGAAGAAACAATGTAGTAGTTCTGCTCTATGTAGTTCACGACAAGTAGCGTCAACGTCTTCAATAGACCAATTAGGAAAGAGTTCTTTCTGTATTTCTTCAGAACCTCCCATAGAGGAAGCTTGAATTTTATTCATACCGTTTGAACGCTTTTGAAGATATGCTTTGTACAAAGAGCAAATAAGATAATCAGAATCTTTGGTTATTTCAATATCCATATATAATCACCTCCTTTGAGGTTGATTATAACATTAATTTACAAAATTCGCAATAGACGAACAAAAATCAGCATAAACGAAAGGAAGTGAGGGAATGAGCGAAGAAAAAATAAAAGCGATTGCAGAAATGCTTTCGGGGTTAAAACGTTACGAGTGGTCGAGATTAAAAATTGCTATCGAACGTATGTATGATTCGGCATCTTGTAAATTGCCTTTGGGAGATGCCGAATCTATACAAAAAAATATCGCATTAGAAATGAAAGATATTAGTCATCTATAATTTGTATCATAGATGGATGTAAGCGATAGTCGTGACCTTGGTATTGAACGTGTATGTATCCATATTTAAAACATTCGGCAACGGTAGAGCCTTCAAGAAATGTTAAGTTTTCTGTAAAATATGTTACAGGATTTTGACAGTCAGCTACTGTGCCAGTTTCGGTTATGTCAGTCCAATTACCAAGTAGATTTGCGTAAATTCTCATATAATCACCTCCATTCTGTGGTGATTATAACACAAATAACTGGAAAATACAATCAGTGAGGAAAGAGGTCAAGAGATAATGGATATATGGGATATTTTAATGGAGCACCCGTTGGCAGTAACGGTTGTAGTTTCAATTATTTCAAGTGCAGTTTTTTGTACATTGTTTAATTGGTTATTAAGATAACAACTACTGACGTTTCGCAAAGGTGAGGAGTGAAAGAAAATGAGAAACAGTGACCCCTATGCAGGTATATTCTATTTAATGGGTATAGTGTTCGGAGCGGTCGTTATTATTTCGTTATTAAAGGGTTGATAGAGAGGAAGTGAGGGGAGAGATGACGTGGATAGTTATTTTAGTAATCGAATGCTTAGAATTAATGGCAACATTAATAAAGCGTAGAAATGAAAGCACAATAGAACAAACAAAATTTAATTACATACTTGAACAAGGCTTGACAATATTGTTAATCCTATTGTGCTTAGTTCATGATTAATGATTGAGTAAGTCTAAAATTAATTTGAAAAATTTATAAATCATATTGCGTATATTATCATCATTTAGAACACCATAAAGAGTATAAAGAACTGATATGATTTTTCCGAGTGATTCTATCTGGTTTGAAATTGTATCTAATTTCGGAAAGGGGTCGATATTAGTTTCTGACTCTAAATTGGTTTCACATTTTGATTTTATATCGTTATATAAATTCATAAGTTTTTCGTAGGTTTGAACAGGGATAGACGCATTCCTTTCATTTAGTGATGAAAGCAGTTCATCAATAGGCAAAGTTAATTCGTCCAAGGTCAACTCGCCTAATTCGTCTAAAGTAAAGTCACCTAATTCTTCCAAGTTCAAATCTGTATTATCTAAATCATCTAAGTTCAAGTCCATATTAATCACCTCCATTCTACGGTGATTATAGCATAATATCAAGAATTTCACAATGACAAATAGAAAGTAGGTGAAAAACAATGGCAAAAGTAATGGTAGAAGTAAAGCAAGTAGATTTAAAGACATTCCGCACAATGTACGGTATACCGGAGCATACTGTACAACGTTGGGTACATGTCAAAGGCTTTCCGGCATACAAGTTGGGTCAGAAATGGTACGTTGACCTGAAAGCATTTGAAAAATGGCGTGAAACAGAACACGCCAACAGCTACAAATATGCGTAAAGCATAATAAAACACCTTGCAGGCAGACAAGGGCTGTCCGCATATTATCCGTAAAGTAGACTTTTCCCAATGAGTTTAAATTTTAATGAAATCTGTTTTGCGGACGGCTCCTGTGTGCCTGTGAGGAAGTAAAGAGAGGTAAACAAATGAACACAATAGGAATTGCGCTGATTAGTTTCGGTATCGGACTAATCATAAGTTGGAAATTGGCAGAAAGGGACATAAAAAATGCTAAAAAGAAAACCAAAAACAGAGAATGAGAAAACGGAAGAATATTTCCACAGAGAAGTATTTCCGATGATTAACGCATTCGCCAAAGAATGCAAGGGACACGCAAAGCAGAAAATAACGGTGAAAGGAATATTTTCAAATGAACAAATATGTAGTAATGACGGGCAGAGATGATGTAGTGGTTTTGAATGCCGATGACAACAAGTCGGTTAAGGCATACATAGCAAAAGGATACGGGATAACAAATCGTATCAAGTCAAAGCACCCGCTTGAAATGAGTGTCGCAAAGATTATCAGAGGAGAGCAATAATGACGGCAAAACAAATAGCGGAACTGCACGATTTGTGTTTGCAGATTAATTTATTCGCAGAAAAACACAAGCGAGCGCCTATTGCTATGTATCATCTGATAGGCGACGAAAATCCATTTACAGCAATGATATGTATAGAAATATGTCAAACTGAACCGTTTGATATAATCAAAACATTTACACTTTCAACGGACACCATTTCGACCGAAGATGTAAAAGGAAGATATTACAGATTAGTTAGGAAGTATTTGAAAGATTTAGTTGAAAAGAATGTGGAGGTGAAAGAGAATGAATGATGAAGTAGAGAACTACGATAATGAAGAATTTATCGCGATATTAACTGCACTTGGCAGTAACACAAAAATATTGATTAATGGTAGTACTGATTTTGAAATACGCCATTCTTGGAACAACGGGGAGCCGTACATCAATGTCGTAAATAAAAAAGACCGTTAGAGCTGGCACTCGTAAACGGTCAAAGGTAATTACATAGATTAATCTATGTTTTACATATATTATACCACAAAAAAATAAAAAATCAAGAAAGGAATGATAAAAAGTGGGTAATGCAAATTTATTAGAGGTTGCTCGTGGAGCAATCGGCGAAAGATTAGACTATGAACTGGGAAAGGTTGTTGATAATATCAGCGACCTAAACACAAAGGCGGACGCCGTAAGAAAGATAACGCTGACGCTGTCGTTAAAGCCGGACAGCGAGCGACAGAACATAAAAATGTCGACACAGGTAAAATCAACACTTGTACCGACAAACAACATTGAAAGTGCGTTGTACTTGACGGAATCAGACGAGGGCAAAGCATTAGTCGAAATGTTGCCACAAGTACCGGGACAAATGGCATTAGACGGCTCGGAGCAAGACGAGCCAAAGGTTATACCAATTAAGAAAGCAATGTAATTTAAGGAGGATAAAGATAATGATTAACAAAGAGTTTATTGAAAAAATCGAGGATATGACAGGACCAAAGGTGATTGAAACCGACCATGGCGCATTTTCAGACAAGCAACTACACAGAATTGAGGACAGATTGATTGATACAACCAAATTGTCAAGTCTAAGTGGTTTAGTCACTATGATGAAACAAGAAATGGACAATTATGATAAGCCATTATTCGTCAGAGTGGTATCACCGGAGCAGGTTGATGTATTGGGTACGGTCAGATATGATATGCAACGTGAAAGACCATATGTTGCATATGCAAAATTCAATAGCTTTGACTTCGACAGTTATATGAGCATTGAAAATATGATTATCTGCCTAAAGTCACGTTTTGCACCGACAGAGGACAGAGATTATCTTGTACAGTTACTCGGCAACATTACCGATCAACAATCAGTTCAGACGAAAGATGACGGTATTACACAGTCAGCAACTGTCAAGAGTGGTATTCAGTTGATAGGTGAACAGAGAATTAAGCCGATTGTTACGTTGAAACCATACAGAACATTTTTAGAGGTTGAACAACCGGAAAGTGATTTCTTAATCAGACTTAAAGACGGCAGAGCAGCACTGTTCGAGGCGGACGGCGGAGCTTGGAAATGTGAGGCAGTAAAAAATATTGCGGACAAGCTAAGAGAATTGCTTGAAGATGTACCGAATGTACATATAATTGAATAATAAAAAAGCGGGGGAATTTAATTTCCTCCGCAATACCGTTCAACGGCATATATTATAACACATCGATATTTTAACACATAGAAAGGAAAATGTCAAATGTTCGGATACATTGATGTTGACAAAGAGATAACAGGCAACTACGGCAAGGACAGTTGTGGCGAGGAAGTAGTTGCCTGTACTTGTGACGAGTGCAATGAGCCTATATTTGTAGGCGACAAATACTATGAAATCGCAGATATAGTTGTCTGCGAAAACTGTATAGAGGAATTCGCGAGGACAGGAGAGGTAGATATATGAGTGAAGATATTAAGATATTAGAAAATGCAGAGGGTGAGTTTGGAATTATTACAGTGAACCAACTACCGGTTATATCGGAGCAGTTGGACAAACTGCAAGAGATTATTCAGGAACGTACACAAAGTGCCTTGCAATATGAGTGTACGGAGGATAATTACAAGCAAATAAAGTCAATGAGAAGTGCATTAACAAAAGAACGCACGGAACTTGAAAAACGTTATAAAGAGGCTATGGAAACAGCAATAGCACCGATACAAGCGGTACAGAACAAGTTCAAAAGTTGTATGAGTGTTTACAAAGATACAGACGCACAGTTGAAAACAAAAATAAACAGTGTGGAAAACGGTATAAAGGACATCAAGAAACAAGAGGTTGTTGAATATTTTAACGAGTATGTAGCCTCAAAAAATATTGATTTTCTTACATTTGACAAGCTCGGTATTAACATAACAATGTCGGCAAGTATGAAATCATTAAAAAACGCTGTAAAAGATGCCATTGACAGAGTATCTTGTGATTTAAAAATGATTGAAACGCAAGAGGACAAAGAAGCTATACTTGTCGAGTACAAGAAAAGCCTCAACGTATCGGAAGCAGTTCAAGTCGTCAAGGCTCGTATGCAGGCTATACAAGAGGAAAAAGAAAGAGAGATTGAAAGAAAAAGAGCAGAGATACAAAAAGAAGTTGCCTCACAAAAGGTTGATGAGCAAATAGAAAAGCCGCTCACACCACCGGAAGTAATCAAGCCGGTAGAAACAGAGATTAAGCCACAAGAAGAAAAAATATTCGCGGTACAGTTTAAGGCATACGGCACGCGACAACAGTTAAAGCAATTAAAAGAATTTATGAAGAAAGAAGGTATTCGTTATGAATAATCAAATTGCAAGACAAAAACCGTCATTCAGTACGGCGATTACAACGGATAAATTCCAGAGGGCTATAAATAACACATTGCAAGACCCGAACCGAGCAAGACGTTTTACATCATCTATCATTTCGGCGGTGTCTGCCAATCCTGCACTACAAGAGTGCGAGGCAGGAACGATAGTGTCGGCGGCATTACTCGGTGAAAGTCTTAACTTATCGCCGTCACCGCAGCTTGGACAATATTACCTTGTGCCATTTAATGATAACAAAAATCATTGCAAAAAGGCACAATTTCAGCTTGGATATAAGGGATATATTCAGCTTGCGATACGCAGTGGATATTATAAAAAGCTAAATGTACTTGCTATCAAAAAAGGCGAACTCGTTAAGTTTGACCCTTTGGAAGAAGAAATAGAAGTACAGTTAATTGACGACGAAGAACAAAGAGAGCAAACCGAAACAATCGGCTATTATGCAATGTTCGAGTATCAGAACGGTTTTAAAAAAGCAATTTATTGGTCTAAGTCAAAAATGGAGCAACACGCATTGAAGTATTCACAAGGTTACAAAGCAAGAAAAGGTTATACATTTTGGGAAAAAGATTTTGACGGTATGGCATATAAAACTATGTTACGTCAGCTAATCTCCAAATGGGGCATTATGTCCATTGAAATGCAAGACGTTTATTCAAAGGATATGGCAGTAATCAACGAGGACGGCGAAACAGAATACATAGATACAATCGATACGACGTATACGGAAGTTGAACAGCAAGAACCTGATGATTTTGGGGAACAACAGTCAAATGTTCCTACAGAAGAAGCAGACGAGCCTATGTCACTTGATGATTTTGATTGATATGGAATACAACATCATCAGCACAGGTAGTAAGGGGAACGCCGTAGTTATTAATGATGTTATACTCATAGATTGCGGCGTTTCGTTTAGAGCGTTAAAGGACGTATACAAGAATATAAAAATTGTGTTATTAACACATATCCATTCGGACCATTTTAACAGGCGAACAATTAAAGCGTTGGCGAATAACCGCCCAACATTACGGTTTGCGGTGGGAGTTCACCTGTTAAATGATTTGGTTGAATGTGGTGTCGATAAAAGCAATATAGACGTTGTAGAGGCGGGCAAGACATACAATTATGGATTGTTTCAAATATCACCTATAAAGCTGTATCACGATGTACCAAACTTCGGATACAGAATATTTATGAACAACGAGAGACTGATATATGCAACCGACACCAACAGTATGAAAGGCATAAAGGCTGAAAATTACGACCTTTATATGATAGAAGCAAATTACATAGATGAAGAAATACAAGAGCGAATACGAGAGAAAGAGCGACAAGGACAGTATGCTTACGAGCGTGGTGTTTTACATACACATCTAAGCAAACAAAAATGTGATAATTTCATTTACGAAAACATCGGGCGTAATGGTTCATATGTATATCTACATCAACACGAGGATAGAAATAATGGAAATACAGGGTGTAATCAAGGACTATGACGGCGAATTTCTTACGATAGTCGCACCGTTTGACAATACAAGCGCATTGGAACAGAAGTGTATAACAGATTGTGAAATTCGTTTGAACGACGGACGGAGTATATCGAACAAACAAAGACGTAAGATATTCGCACTGGTGAACGATATAGGTACATACATAAACGGAATATCAAATAAGCGCGAGTATCAAGAAGAATTGAGGTTGATGAAACTGCTGTACATAATAGACAAGAGTGATAACGAAGCACTTCGCAGGCAACTTACGTTGAATTATTGTGAGTGTTTGGATATTGATATATTCAGTCTGTCGGACGTAGATATGACAACCGCTAAAGATTTTATATCGTGGCTCATTGAACTATGCATAAATCACGATATACCGACAAATGACAGTCTATTAAATATAACAGAGGATATAGACAGGTATTTGTATCTATGTTGTGCAAAAAGACGTTGTGCGGTGTGCGGAAAGAAAGCCGACATACATCACGTCGATACTGTCGGTAGCGGTGTAAATCGCAAAACCACACACCACTTAGACAAGGAAGTTCAGCCGCTATGTAGGTTACACCACACGGAGGCACACAAAATAGGAAAAACAGACTTCAATAACAAGTATCATTTAACATCAATAAAACTTGACGAATATTTGTGCAAGGTGCTTGGATTGAAGAAATAATCAGGAGGAAATGCAATGGTAAAAATAAGAGTAGAAGATACATACACGAACGAAGTATTTGAAACCGAATGTGACGGTGCATTGATTTCAATGCACCAACGCAAAGGGAATAATCGTGTAGCACATTCGATTGTCATTGGAAGATTTAACATTAAATTATTAAAACTCATAAGAAAAGATATAAAGGAGATTTTAAAGAGAGCATTTAAGGGGGAAGGAAGAGTTGAATAAAGTTATATTAATGGGACGTCTTACAAAAGACGTTGAAATAAGACAAACACCGAACAATCTTTCAGTCGCAAGATTTACTATTGCGGTAAATCGAAGATTTGTAAAGGACGGTGGACAACAAGCTGATTTTATCAACTGCATTGCGTGGCGTAAGACAGGTGAGTTTATTTCACGATATTTCCAAAAGGGCAGTATGATTGCGGTAGTCGGAAGTATTCAAACAAGAAGTTGGGACGGTAATGACGGTAAAAAGCAGTATGCGACAGAAGTTATTGTAGATGAGGCGTACTTTACCGGTTCAAAATCTGAAAGTAGTACAGGCGGTAATACCGATTTGTCTGATAGCGGTTTAGATGATTTAAACAGTCAATACGGTGAGGATTTTGCAACAATCGGTGATGAAGAAGATTTGCCGTTTTAAGAGGTGTAGTGTATGAACAACGGAATTAACTACTTTCCGCTGAACGTACATTTAGATGATAAATTTGAATTAATCGAGGCTGAATTTGGACTGAAAGGGTTTGCGATAGTCGTTAAGTTGTTCCAAAAGATATACGGACAGCAAGGTTACTATTGTGAATGGACAGAAGACGTTGCATTATTGTTCGGAAAGAATGTAGGTTTGGGTGGTGATGCCGTGTCCGAAATAGTGAGAGCCGCGATTAAAAGAGGTATATTTGACAGTGAACTTTATGACAAGTATCAAATCTTGACTTCGAGAGGAATACAAGAAAGATACTTCGAGGCAGTCAGTCGCCGTAAAGAAGTTGAAGTCAGAAAAGAGTACCTCTTAATTAAAGTCGACCAAATTTATAAGAATGTACGCATTTTAAATGAAAATGTAAACATTTCAAGCAAAAATGTAAACATTTCCGAACAAAAGAAAGTAGAAGAAAGTAAAGTAAAAGAAAAGAAAGTAGAAGAAAGGGAACTGCCACGTCTGCCTGTAAGAATTGTTAAGCTATATGAGAACAATATAGCACCTTTGACACCGATTACACTGCAAGGCTTAGATGATTGGCTTAATGCTATGTCAGAAGATGTCGTTGAATATGCTATAAGCGAAGCTGTAAAGAACAACAAACGTAATTACAAGTATATAGAGGCTATATTGCGTAATCACTTTAACGCAGGACGTACCACGCTTGCGGAAGTGCAAAGTGCAAAGCGAGCGTATAAAGGCAATGAAAATGAGCTTAGCATTAACAGAGACGATAGCCTTGATTATGACGAACTTGAAAAAATAATGAGGGAGAAAACATAAATGATTGTATTTTCTATAGACCCCGGCAATATACAAAGCGGTTGGTGCATTGTTGACGGAGAAACAATGAAACCACAAGACTTTGGAAAGACCGATAATGATGAGTTGTTAGACAGTTTTGAACGTCTGATAAGAGTATATCAAGTAGACGTTGTTATTATTGAAATGGTGGCGTGCTACGGTATGCCGGTTGGACGTGAAGTGTTTGAAACGTGCGTGTGGATAGGCAGATTTACCGAGAAAGCAAAGCAACTGCAAAAGGATGTTGAGTACATAACACGTAAAGATGAAAAGATTAACATCTGTCACAGTATGAAAGCCAACGACGCAACTATTCGCAGGGCTTTGATAGACAGATTTGCAAAGCACGATTTAAAGAACGGCAAGGGAACAAAGAAAAATCCTGACTGGTTTTACGGCTTTAAAAGTGACATTTGGGCGGCTTATGCAGTGGGGATAACGTGGATTGATATGGAGGAAAACGATGATAATTAAACAAGACAGAGAAAATTTTCATATGTTGAATTTTTTGGATAAGTTTATGATGGGACATAAAGGATACATAGCAGGCGGCTGTTTTAAAAACATTTTCAACGGTGAAAAGATAAAGGACATAGATATATTTTTTGATAACGAGGAAGAATTTTATTGCGCCGTGGAATACTTCGACCGTCAGACAGAAGGATATACAGGCGATAACGCATTGACAGTGCAATATAATTTTTACTACGAAAACGACAATGTCAAGGCATATAAGCATATAGACAGTGGGTTGGTATTGGAGTTATGTCGTAAAAATTTCAATGACGTAAAGTCTATGTTAGAAAATTTTGATTTTACTATATCAAAGTTTGCGTATTTCAAAGAAGAAGTAACGGAGGACGACGGAAAACATATTGAATATAAAGTAATGTACGACGATAAGTTTTTTGAACACCTACATACAAAACGATTGGTAGTCGATGACAAAATGCTGTTTCCAATGTCAACATTTGAGCGAATGATACGATATATCAAATATGGATATATGCCGTGCAGAGAAACAAAATTGAAGATAGCAACAGCAATACACGAAACAAATATTGATGATATTTCGGTCAGCAAAAGTTTGTATGAGGGTATGGATTAATTTATTTTTAGGAGGAATAAGACAATGACAGTCGCAGATTTTTATAAAAAATTCAAAGAATTAATGGAACAAGGATATGGTGAATATACGGTGTCAACTGACGCGGGACTTGCTCCGTTAGTGGCTGAAAAGGCAGAGATATGGGAAGATAGCAAAGAAGTGATTTTGTGATAAAGAAAGTGAGGAACAAAAATGAATTTGATAAAGTGGATTAAGAGAAAAAGCATATTAAAAAAACGTATCATTTTTTTTGAAAAAAAGTTGAAAAACGCATCCGAAAGATATTATAAATGTACAGAAGTGTGACAACCATACTTGTTATTGGTTAACTACAAACGGATTAAAATGGTTAGGACGACAACTTAATATAGTTATAAAAGAAGATGGAAAGGAGAATTAAAATGATTTGTAACTGCAAAAA